GCCAAGCGTCGAGCCGTTTCCCAGTACCGACGAACGTTCATCGCTTGTCGTCGTCGTTGCCGACCAAGTTCTTAACGCGCTCGACGAGTGCTTCTTCTTGTCGACGGTTGAGTAATATTTTACCGACGAAGTAAACGACGGAAAGACCGGCTAACCATTTCGCCAACGACGCGATGAAGCTTTTCACTTCGTCGAGAACCGACGCCGACGAATCGGCAACAATGTCGAGCGCGTGTTTCTTTGCTTCGTCGCTCGACGCCGCGATTAAACTTTCAACGACTTCGCGATTGAGTTGTTCGGCGGCTTCGCTTCGGTCTTCTTCTTCGACCAAGCTACCACCGAGCGCGCCACCGACTGCGCCGACCGCCGCGCCGACCGGAGAGACAAGCGCACCGAGTCCGGCTCCGACGCCCGCGCCCGCCGTCGACCATAACGAAGAGCAACTCGTCAAGAACATAAACGCGGTAAGCACCGACGCGATTGCTAAGAGTCGAACGACCTTTTCTTTTTTGGAAGTGTTCATTCCCATAAGATACCGTCGCCGTCTTCATCGTCGAACTCGATGTCGGAGAAAGATATTACTCCGTTGCGTTCGAGCGACCGCGACCGATGCTCGCCAGTATAGTCGAACTCGTACCAACTATATTTAATCTCGGCGAGCATCGGAACTTTGCGGACGACCTTGCTATCGACAATCCGCAGAAGACCCGACCCGCCGCACTCGACGCAAGAGAGAGATTCCCTTACGCCGAACGTCTTACCGTAGCCGGCGCAAAGCGCGCAGATAATCACGCGGTCAACTTTGCTCGGCTTCGGCTTTTCGTCGTCGGTCATTTCGTAACCCGCTCGACCATATCTAAGAACCAAGCTTGTACGGATTCGTGCTTGCCGGCTCCCGTAACGGCCGTTCGTAATTTATCCCGACTGCCTTGCGGTAGAAAGAACTCCACGCGCTCGCGCTTCGCCTTGTATCGCTTGACGTACTCGGCGTTCTTCCGACGCCGTTTTTCTTCTGCGGTTTCTTTCATAGCTTTAAGATACCAAGTCCGCGAGAAAGAAAGCCGGTATGACGACGATTCGTATTAGGACAATTATCAACGCGCCGGTCGCGACTATGATTAGCCACGTCCGCAAGAAGTCGAATATGGTGTTGCCAACAATTCGGAGCCACGCTTCGCGCTCGGTCGTGTCGCCGGCAAAGTCCGGCTCGACGTCGACCGGCGGCGATTCGTCGTCGGGTCTTGAAAAGAACATATCGGTCATTAGTTAAGTCTCCATGATTCGTCGGTCGCGAAGATTAAGACTAGCGCGACCAGTAGGAAGAACGACGCGGCGGTCGCTTGGATTAACTCGCCGCGAGTCGGCAAGTTGTTAGTTATTAGTTCGAGCAGATTTTTCATTGCTCGACCTCGTCTTTCGTTTCGCAAGCGGCGGTCAACATACCCAAGTCGAAGCCGGCGGCTAACATATCTTCGAGAGTTTCTCGGTTATCGTTTACGAGTCGACGCAGTTCTTCCGGAAGTTGGTCGAGTTGTTCAAGGAAAAGAGCGTATCTTTTTCCGAGAAAATCTTTTAGTATTTGTTCGTTTTTCATGGTGTTAATTTTAGTTGATGATTAGGGAAGACGACCATGGCCGCAAGAGCGACTCGTCGGTTGTCGGAAAGACGCGGCGCGCCGATGAAGTGTTCGATGTAACGTTCCTCGCCGTCGAGTTCGCTGACGCCGTAGACGGTCGTCTTCTGTACTTCGTCCGGTTCGGTGTCGACGTCGAACGTGATTATCGCGAGCGGCTTTCGTTCGCGTAGGATTCGGAAGCGCAACGCGGCCGCGTTATCGCAAGTGGATTTTGTTTTTGTTTTGTGCATGATGTTCGTCGACTAGCGTCGAGAGTAAGTTGTTAAGTGAGACGCGCCGTCGCCGTAGCAATTAAAATGCCCGACCTTGCGCTTGTTAGAGAATCCGCCGGAGCGTTCGCGCTCGACTCGAATCCAAGTTACCGACTGCTTGGCGCGAGTCGGCTTCCCGCAAAACGAGCAGAAGCTATCGAACTTGGCGACCGCTAAGTTGCGGTCGCTTTGTTGGTCAATGTCGTTACTCATTGTCGCCGTCCTTGTTTTCGTCTTCGTCTTCCATGGCTTGCACGAACGCGACGCCGTAAACGGTTTGTTCGCCAAGCATGGTCGCGATTAGATTAACGCCGCCGTCGGATTCCTCGTCGAACAGCACGTCGAAAGTCTTGTCGCCCATAAGAAACTCGCCGGAGTTAATGCGAGCGCGCACCGGCGACTTCGGTTCTAGGTCGTCCAGTTCTTCCCGACTAGGAAGACGCGGACAACCGTCGACGTCGAGCATTAAAGTTCCGGCGTCATGGCTCGCCGTAAATGCGAGCGCGTCATACGCTAGGTTATGAAGCCCCGCCATGATAACGGTCGCGACGTTTAGGTTATCGAGTTCGCCCATGGCGGCGTCGAATCGTTCGGCGAACTCGACCGGCGTTATCGACGGAGCGTGAGAAGAAGAAGAAGAGTCGTTTTTCATTTCGGATTTTTTATTGTTTATTGAGTTTAAGTAAGCGACGGAGTCGCAAGGACAAGGGTCGTCGAGTAGTATCTTCGACCCGTTGCAAAGTTGGCACGTTAGGAAGTCGGTCATTACCGCCAGTCTCCCCAATGTTGGAACTTAGATAATGCGTCGAACGCTTCGTCGGAAGTGTATCTCTCGTTGTCCGCTTCGTCGATGCCGCCGCGTTCGTAATAAGATTCTCTCAACGTAATGTAGCAAGGCTTAATCGACGGGTCGATTACAAGGTCGTCGACCTCGACCCAAGCGTGGCCGTTCTCGTGTTGATTGCCCGACGGTCTTCCATGGACGAGCGTCGCGTTAGTGAAGTCGATGTCGCCGCACTCGTCTTGCAAGTTGCCGAACGTCGGGTGCGCCATTGTTCGACCGAGCAAGAGACGACAAGCGTACTCGTAGCAACTGCCGGTCGGCACTCTTGGTTCTTGGTTATGGTTAATCTTCGAGAGTCTCGATTTGAGTTCGTCGATGTTCATCGTCAAGAGTTCTAAGAGTTGGGAGTTTAGTTTTAGCTCGTGGATTTTCATCGTTGGTCGTCCTCGCTGATAGAGAGAACGCCGTTGCCGTTCGAGTCGAGAGAGACGTCTCTTAGGTTCGGCACTCTTGCGAAGATGTCTCGGCGAAGTTTGCAAGCGAAGTCGTTCGCGCTTGTGCGAAGACTTTGCGGCGCAGAATACGCTCCGCATATTAAGAGAAAAGCTTGTTCGGCTTTCGCCCATTCTTGGACGAGTGATTCTAAAGTTAGTTTGTTGATTTTCATTGTTAGTTTTTGTTCGGGTCGAGAGAGAGTGAGTGAGTGAGTATCGAGCGTCTGATTGACCCTCGTCATGTTGGACATTATGACACCTTTAACGGTAAGCGTCTATAGGCAAAACCGAACTTTATTTCGATTTCTCAAAGTTCTCTAATACGCCGTTATATCAACGTATCCGCTCGACGCTACGACGTCGCGCCCATGTAGACCGCTATCGCCGCCGTCGCCGCCACCCAAAACAACCGCTCCGCGACCCGCCCGATACCTTGCGTCTTTGTTAGTCCAGTCTCGACGTCGTCGAGTCGATTGCTATGTCGACCGAGTCGCTTGTTCGTTTCTACTTGGTTCGACAATATTGTTGCGATGCGTTCTTCAACTCGCGCAACTGTAATTAAACTTTCGGCAAGTCGGTCGACCTTGTCTTCGATTCTTTCTAGTCGAGTCGAGAGCGAGTCGCGTTGTTGTTGTTGGTCGGTCATTGCTCTCGCTATCGTTGATGATGATGAAAGCCTTGCATGGCAATGTAACGTACATAAAAACTAACGTAGTCTTCCGACGCTCCTGTGTAGAGCCTTATGGTAAATCCGTAAGGGTAGCCGCTTGCGTCATATAAAATGACGGGGTTTACGGAGTTTTTGTAATAACCTAGCACCCAAGTATAGTCATTTATGGGGTCGGTAATTGCGGCACTAGCGTTATGCTTTACACTTACATTTCTTACCTCTAGCCAAGGTTCAATGTTGGGAAGAAAGCGTTGGTTGGCCGCCGCTCCCCCGTTCGTGGTATGAGCGAAAAGAATAGTTTTCGTTATATAATAATTCGGGTCAAGCCCCACTTGGTCGGCGTCTTCTTGAAAGAAGCTTGCGTTCCCTACCTCCGTCCTTAGCAACTCTTTAGTCATGGTCTTAATGTCTCGGTCTTCCGCCGCGACTCCAAAGGTATCGCCTAAGTTCGCGTAGTCATAAAGCATTTCTTTTTGCGTACTGACTAGCTTGTCCGACAACCAGTTAAACACTTCCGGCGACGGCGCGGTTAGCGGCTTGCCGGTTACGGCCGAGCCGCGTATGGTTACAACCTTGTCTAAATATCTAGGGTAAAATGACGCCATGTTTAACTAAAAGGCAACTCCATGAAACACATCTTTAACTTTAGGTCTTTTAGATAATCCTTATCCGGAGCCGGCAAAATCTCGCCACTTCCGGAATTACCTCGGTCGAGAGTAACGTGCGCGTAGACTATTGGATTAGTCGGAGTCTCTTCCAATTCGTTTAGCATAAAGTGGTCTATTCCCGTATCGGTCGAACCTCTGACATAAGTGTCGAATCCGCCAGTTGTCATCGTGGCTAGAAAACTCGCGTCCTCTCCCTCGTACTGTATTACCGAGCCGAAACTCCAAAACCCTACGTCTTTACCCGAAGAATTACTGTTTGTGAAAGAAAATAGATTGCTTGGCATTTCCACATAATGGTCTCGGTCTGAACTCCAATCTCCGGTATCTATGAATGGGAAGAGAGTCCATAGCGAAAAGTAATGAGTGTCTCCATTCCATACATACGAGTTTTCCGGAGCATAAGTGTCAAACCCAAAACTTGCTTGCCATATTTTTACACCGGCCGCCAATTCTCCTAAGTCCGCCGGAGTCCACGACGGCGAGATTGTTGACGGCAACGACAACGGTTGCGACCCTTGTTGCCGACACAATTCCGCAGTTCCGGAAAAAAGCCTATTCGCCCAAGCGGCCGTAATGCTGTCGGGCGACCCGATGTTCGTAAAGTCTTCGGCACTCGACGGAAAAAGAGAAGAGACTTTGTTGCTACTGCCTTTAGAGATTGCCATGTTATTTATTCCGCGTTGGGGTCTATTATCTCGGATACTCTATTTGTCCAACCGCCTCTCGGCAAAATGGCAAACCAAGGTAGTCTAACTTCCAAAATGTTAGAAGCGTTGTCTCTTCCGTAGAAAAGTTTGCTACTAATTTGGAAGTATGTCGACGTTACTATAGCCGTCTCGAACGACGTCCAAGCTTCCTCCGGTCTGCTTGGCGTAGCTGATGTGTTTCGTGGAAGTCCTCGGTTTAGCGACGACATAACCATGGGCTTCTTGTCGCCGAAAAGCGTGTCGCTTTTGTCGGGTAGGTAGTAAAACTTTACTTGCGAGACAAGGCTCACCATGTCGGTATATGTGTAAGTTTCCCCGTCGATTGTAACAGTACCGCCGTCGATGTAGTTCATGGAGAACTCGATAACTCCGGACGCCGCTTGGCAGTTACCATAGAGCATTTCTCCAACGGATAGCGGCTCGCCGTCCGCCCGCGTTCCTATCAAAGCTTGCGCGGCGGAGAGCTTATCTTCGACGCCCTGTAAGTCCTTTCGGGTTACGGAGTCGACCCCGTCGAAGAGGAAGCTAGGCTTGTCGGGAATATCGTCGGGGAAAACCATTATCTATATTATAACGATGCGTTCGAGTCGCGTTCTGCGTCGTCCATTCTTTTCATTATCTCCGACGCCGCCTTAACTAAAGAGTCTTCGCTGACGCCGCCCTTGACGGATATTTTTAACGGCGAGTGTTCGCCGGCGTACTTGAACCTTATCTCTCTCGGTCTGATAGATACACCGACGCCGAGTTTTTTGCTATATTCGCCGGTCGAGCCGAGCCGCCAACTCGGCGACCTTAAATCTTCGGTCGTCGCCCAGTTGGTCGCGGTCGTTACTCCGTCGCCAACAACAAGGCCGTCGCCGGTTTGCGGGGAGTATAGTCGAGCATGATAGCCGTCGTTAGAAAAGCCGTCGTATATCTCGACGCCGCTTGCGTTGAGTTGCGCTCGCGTCCATTTTACGAAGTGATAATCGTTGCCCGATACGGTCTTCTTGAAAGACGGTTCGAGCGTCATTAAACGGCCGGCACTATACCCGATGCGCGGCAAGTGCGAGAACGCTTCTTGATATAAAAACGAACCCGCTTTGTCGGTCGTGCTAGACCCCTCGGCGTCGAGTCCTCGACCGTACTCGAAGTCGCCAGTCGTCGCGTTTAGTTCTCCCTCGTAACACCGCGCCGAATATATCTCGAAGTTGCCCGACGTGGCCGGCTCCAAAGATGCGCCGTCTGTTTTCGTTCCCACGCCGATTAGAATATAGTCTTCGCTCTGACCGGCCAACTGAGTGTATAAAATAAAATCCGTCGCGCTTGCGAAGACAACGTCGACCGCGTTCGTCGTCGCGAGCAATGTTCGCCACGCTTCGGAGCCGCTCGTCGACGCCCAAAGACTGACGGTCGGAACGGTCGACAATAGTCCGCCAAGTTGTAACGCGATTGCGATGCCGCCGTCGGCGGTCGGTAGTAAATGAGTCAAGACTTCTTTGTGTCCATACGTCGCGAGTTCGTCGACCCAACCAACCGAGCCACCGCGCCAAGTATCAATCGTCGCGCCGAAGTTTGTTCCGGCTCCGCCCGATTGAACAAGCCTTATTCTTAATCTTCTGGAGTGTTCCCATACGACCAAGTTGTTTAAGTCGCCGGCGTCCGAGCCGTCGAGTTTTAATCCGAAGCGAACGACGAAGAGCGTCGAGCGTGTTGTCGAATATTGCGCGTAAGTTACGGCCTTGTTCGGGTGTCCGAACGTATCGGCACTCGACCAGTTTGTTCCATAGAACGGCGCGAGTGTTGTGTCGATTTTTATAACCGGCGGATTGCCGCTCGCTACTTTCGATAACTGAATCGCCGTCGGTCGACTGTCGATGCCGACATCGTCGGAGTACTTGCCGTCGATTAACAAGCTACTCGTCTCCGCATTCGTAACGTGCAACATCGAGTTCATGTCGCGCATATAGTGAAGTATGTCGTGCGGTTTCGCGAGCGTCGACCCGCCGACTCTTTGCGAGTCGTTTAACGTTTGCTCGTCTGACCATTCTACCGAAACGTTTACGGTTGGATTCGCTCTGCCGACTAACCAGTTCTTCGCGTACTCTTCGCAAGAACGGTCGGAAGTCAAGCTCGCATTGACTAGTGTTTTATGACGTCGGCCGTATTTCTCGCGGCTCATTACCAACTCTTGGGAAGAGTAAAAAGACGGTATGGTTCCCTCCGGATTATCTGCGCCATACACCTCGACCGAGTTTACTATGCTCGAAGTGTCTACCTCCACGTTGTACCCTGTCGCCCGCGTATATGGTATCGGCGTAATAGCGTCGAGAAGGTTGGAGTCCTCTTGATAATCCGGCGTCCAAGACTTCCCGCGCCATTCGAGAAGATACGCTTCGCCGTAACTATCGCTCGTCGACCCGCAACGAACGCCGAACGTTACCGCCGCTTGCCCGCCGGCGGCCGACTGTAGGTCTTCGAGAATCTTCGTTAGCTTCGCGCTCTTGTACTCGTAAGTTCCTGTCAACGTTCTATGTAAAACATGAAACGAGTTCGGCACGTTGCCCGTAAATGTCATGTCTTCCGTAACATAACTTTTTATAGGCTGATAGCTACGCGCAGTAACGTCGGCCATTACCGTCGAGAATATAGTGCCGATAGCTATATCGGTAAACGTTCCTGTATATTCTAATTCTTTGAGCCATGACGAGTACCCTTTGACCTTAAAAGATACGGTGTTGGACACACTACTCGACGACGGATTCTCCAGTAAGCCTTGAAAGAGTAGGTACGACCGCTCGTTGTTGTCGAAGTTTTGTGCTATGTCGACATTGCTTCCCGACATCGGAAGCTCGGCGAGATGATTCGACCGGTAAATACTAATTAACCCGAAACGCCCCCCGTCGAACGCTTCGCGCGCCACACTTCCGACGGGTAGATTTATTTTAACCGACGCGTCTCTTAGTCCGCCGTCGGTAGGCAAGTATGTCCACTCGCACGATAGTAGGTTTGACGAGAACGCGCCGAGCGTTACGCGTTGCGCGGCGTTGAACGTGCCGACATCGTCGACGACGACGACAATCTTACTTTTAGGATTGTAGACCGTAGCCATGATTAAAAACCCGACGAGTAAAAAGTCTCTCTATAAATCAATGACGCCGTTATATGCCCGCCGGTAGTATGCGCGTCGAGAAAGATTGTATTGTCTCCTTTTTGTAACCGGAAGAACGCGCCGTCGATTCTCCTTGGCGGTTTGGTCGAAGACGAAGTGTCGTTCTTTAGATAGACCGACTCGTCCGTTCCGTCCAAAACTATAATATCGGCTAGGTTGCCGAGTGCCGCGTTCGTTATTTTAATATATTCCGGAGAGTCGAGCGAGATGTTTCCTATGCTTAACACTAGCGGGTCGCGCACCGCGGCCGCGGCCGACGCGTGTTGCTTTATTTGGATTACCGGTCGAACCGGAGCCGTTCCCGCATAAGCCACCGTCGCCGTCGTAGAGTTGGCCGACAACGTCGCGAGATGAATATCTTCGGTCGTTACTGTCGTCGACCGCCAGTAAGGAGATTCCGTATAAAGTTCGACCGAGAAAGTTAGCGCGAGATTCGACGCGCCCTTAACTAATTCTATCGAGCCGAGTTTCGGATACGCATATATCTCTCGACCGGCTGAAAGCGACAACACTCCGCCCGACGGATTAGAAAACGACTCGACAATATTACTAACTCTAGTGTCGAGTTGCGTCGTGCTTGTTCCGATTACGGTTCCGCTAAGTGTTATACGTCGACCGCGTTTCGAGTACTGCTCGATTGCGGAGCCGTCCGAGAGCAAGCCGGTTTCTTTTATCTTTGTTACCGGCGTATCGCGAACCTTGTCGATTGAAGCTCCGATGCTTTCGTCGAGCGCGTTTCCGTCAAATGTTATCGTCCAACTCATTAGCTAATTCTCCGACCGAGTATCCGGTCTACTTCGTCCGCGATGCGCTCGGCGATTCCCTCGTCGCCGCCGCCACCCTCGACGCTTATGTTTATGTTATTGCTCGTAACGTTGCCACCCGCGCCGCGTGAGCCGCCGGCGAACAACTCCGGTCGACGAGACGCTAAGTCTGAAAGAACGTCTCTCGCTCGTCCGGTGCGCGTCTCCGGTATGATTGTCTCGTCTCCCGCTTCGCCGATTAGAGCGAGCGTCGGAGATGTTACGCGACCACCGTCTGCGAACGCCGCGAACGCCGCGCCTTGCGCCGCCGCCGCCGCGAGTAGTGCCGGCAATAATCCCGCGTGAACTTGCGCGCCGCCCTCGGTCATTATCAACGCGGCTGTCGCCGCCGCCGAAAGACTCGGCATGATTGCCGCGACTGCGGAGTTAGTTATTGCCGCCGCTTGCGACGCACTTGCCGCGTGTATGTCTTGGCTTCGCGCCGCGTCGAGTACTTCCAATTCGTGCTTGGTCGTGTACCAACCGGCGACCGCGTCTTGTAGCGTCGTGCTAAGTTCCGTTCCCCATTCGCCGAGTCGGTCGAACAAGTCGTCGAGCCAAGTCGTTACCTCGCCGAGTGCCGGCGACATCGAACTAGCGAACGCCGCGCCCAGTCCGTCGGCAAGACCGCGCAAGTCCATCGCCGCCGTTACCGTTCCGAGAAACTGATGCTTAAGATTGTCGACTTGATGAACGGCCGTCTCGATTGCGGTTGCTGTCTCGCTAATTGCCGGTATCATTCCGCCGGCTTTTGTTATCGTACTCGCCGCCGCGTTTACATTATCCTCGAACGACGACCATTCTGCCGCCGACGCTTTCGTGTCTTTAGTTCCGGCGGCCATTGCATCGGTCGTCTTCTCTATGCCGGCCGCGGCTTTTTCGGTCGCCGCTGATACTGTCTCGCGAGTGAACGATAAAACCTTATCCATTTCCGCCGCTTCTTGCGCGGCTTGCGCGCTACCCTCCATTGTTACCGCCAACTCGTTGAACATATTACCAAGACCCGCGATTGTCTCTCTTGCGGCGTCTGACCGCGCTTCTATGTCGGAAGTAACTCGCGCCCAAGTCGTGCCGGTTTCTGTTTCGACTCTTACTAATTCGCCGAAGAAGTCTCCGCCAAAAAACGGGTGGTCGGTCATTTCGTAAAGGCCGATAACAAGGCCGCCGATTACTTTGACCATAGTTCCGAATCCGCGAACCATAGCCGGAAGAGCGGTTTGCAAGAAAGAGTCTATCGTTTTGCCGAACTCTTCCGCTCCCTCGCCGCCCTCTTTGAGATGCTCGATAGTATTTTCTATCGCTTCGCCGATTCCTTTTATCGCTCCGCTAAGAACTTCACTCGACGCAAAGATTTCGCCGAACCTCGTTTTCAACGAGTCGAATTGCGCGATAAGTTGCTCCCACCGGAACGCGAACGTCCGCGTCATTTTTTCTAACGCGATGTCGGTGTTACCGCTCGCGTTTCCTATCTGCGCCAAAATATCCGGAACGTCTTTTTGCTGACCCGCCGCCGCAAGCGCGCCAGTCAATGCGCGAATATTTGGTATAACCGAACCGAGTTTTCCTACCGAGTCGCCGGCTTTCTCGTTGAGTTGTTCTAGTACCTTAAACAACCCGCCCTCGCTTGCGAGAGTTCGTTCGTTAAACAACGACAAGCCAAGGTCGCCGATTGCTTCTTTCGCTTGTTCGGTCGGCTTCACGATTGAAACAATCAAAGAGCGCAAAGACGTCGTCGCTTCTTCCGTCGAGAGTCCGGCGCGTGTTAGCATTACCATTGCACCGGACAAGTCCTCGAACGATACTCCGGCCGCCGATGCGATTGAAGTTACTCGACCCATTGAGCCGGCAAGTTCTTCGCCGGTAGTTTTACCTAACTTAATCGTCGTAAATAATATGTCCGAGACTTTCGTCGCGTCTTCGGCTTCCATTCCGTAAGAGTTAAGAACCGTCGTCATTAAGTCGACGGAAGTTGAAGCGTCGACGAGCGCGGCCTTGCCGAACTTGATAGCTTGACCCATTACCTCGAACGCTTTCGTGCCGCCGTTCGTCGCGTCGGTTCCCGCCGAGATTGTCATGTATAAAGCTTTCGCCGCGTCGTTAGCGTCGACCGCATAAGTGCGCGAGAACTTTTGTATCTCGGTTCCGAGATTCGCCATTTCGCTCTCGGTCAAGTTCGTAATGGTGGCGACTTCCGCCATACCTTTCTCGAACTCCATAAACTTACCGACCGTCTCGGTCGCGACTCGCGCTCCGACTTGACCGATTTTATTTAACGCTCTCGAAACACCGGTTCCGATAATCGTCATTTTCGCAAGCGAGTCGGTTAGATTGCGAAAGCTTTTTTGGTTGGCCTTTACTTGCTTCGATACTTTTTTAAGTACAGAAGACGTTCCGTCTTTCATACTTAGTTTGTACTTAATGCTCTTTTCTGTGGCCATGATTCTACTTAGTACGGACGGCCGGCCGATGCAACTTCGACGACCGCTTGTACGCCGCGTCCTTTCGGCGATTTTAAGAACTTAGATAATTGCGCCGAGTCTTCGTCGCGACTATCTAAAATTATTTCTAGTAATGTTTGCGCGTCGTCGATGTCGAGCGTCCGCAAGTCGCCGACGCTGACACCGTTGCGCAAAAGAATCAAGAGTCCGAGTCCTCCAACGGAGCGACGTTCTTTCCCAAGAACGGAGCCGCCGCCGCCGAAACTTCTTCTAGCTTGTCCATAGGTACGACGCGACAAAAGTCCTCAAAGTCTCCCTCGAATCCGCCATGCTTTGCCGCGCGCCATGATAGCGCGAGACTCGACTCGAAACTATCCGCCTTGTCGAGCGTCGTTCCGAGTTCTTTTTGTACGGCCAGTAAATCCCAAGCAACGAGACGGCCGAACGTGAGTTCGTGTCCGTTGCCTAGGTCGAGAGATTCTTTAGAGTCTTTTGTCATGCCAACATTTTAGCAGATTAAGCCGCTGTATACCCGACCGCGTCGGAAGTAATTAGAGTACAAGTTCCAACGCCGGTCGCGGGAGTGCCGGAGTAAACGGCTTCCCATTCGACGGTACGAAGAATCAATCCATGGTCGGCCACTTGCGGCTCGCCCACGTTAGTAACGCGCACCTTTGGAAAGTCGAACGCCAACGAAGCGTTGGTGCTTCCAGTTAATACTGCGCCCTCAACCGTCATAACTAGAGAGTTAGTTGTTAGTGCGCGGTACGCCGCAGTAAATGCGTCGAACGCCGCGACGTTGTCCGGTGCTTCAATCTCGAACGAACCGCTTGCGATAAAATTACCGCCGGCGACAGGTTGGAGTTGCGTCGCGTCTTCTAAGTTGCGACGCTCGGCCGTAGCTTGTTCAAGATGCAGACTCATAGAGCGAACATCGTAGCCAGTCTCGGAACCGTCGGTTCCGAACTTGACAGACTTAACAAGAGTTCCGCCACCCGCTGACGGGTTCGTGATGTAGTCGTTAGTCGGTAACGCTACGCTCGCCGGCAACGTTGCGTTCTCGACGTCTTTGCCGACGAACTCCCAACTCGCCGTTGCGATTGAACCTTGCGCAAAAGTCATATCGCAAGCCGTCGGACGACAACCCGAATACTTCCAAGCTTTTGTTGATGCGCTTGCGTTAGAACCCTCGCGGTCAACTAAGAAAGTGATGCCGCGCGTTTGTGGTTGAACCGTTCCGAGAGACAAGTCCATTCCGAGTTGCGTTGTATGCGTGTAAGGAGATGCCGCGCCGGTCGTCGAGAACTTATGCCCCGTTAGATGCGAAAGGAACATCGGCCAACCGCCGCCGAAGCGTAGGTCGTGCGTTACGTTGCCGCTTACGCGACGCATTCCCGCGACGAACTGCGACGAGTCCATGCCGCGGAAAGAGAGAGACTCCGGTGTTATGTGGTCGACTTCGCCTTGCAACGATTCCATACCACCACGCGGGTCGAGATTATGCGCTACAGTAGAAGCCGCGGTTCCCCACGTTGACTCTTCCATATAGCCGATAGAAAAACCGGTTCCGATTTTGACCATGATTATTTTTTAGATTGTGTCTTGCGACGATGTTAATGAAGAGTTCTTCGCGGCCTTGTTTTTCTTTGTATCGTCGAGAGACGCTTTCGAGAAGTTAGGTGTCGCGACGAGATAGTCCGCTATGTTTTTCGGTACGTCGATAACGTCGCCGAATGCTACCGTCTTGCCCTCGATTTGGAGAGCCGACTTTAGCGGAGAAGTGTTTTTGATGTTGACCATGATGTTAATGATTAAGAGAAGTCGTCGAGATATTCGACGTCGAAAGTAACGGTTCCGATTACGACCGGCGGGTCGACGTCGCCATTCGTGTCGAAGTCGGTCGAGTTATAAACGCGAAGAAGCGCGGTTCCGTCGACGTCCGGATATGCGTCGAGACGTTGTTCGACTTGCCGGCACAAAGTATCGCAAGCGTCGGTCGTCGTTACTTCGTTGTTGCCGGAGACTAAACACTCGACGGCGATGCTGACGCTTCGATGCGCCGCGTGTCCTAACGAACGCCACTCGACGAAAGAGTCGGCGGTCGCGTGTACGCGGATTGCCGGAAGCGTTGTTATCGGTTGAGTCCGCGAGTCGTGTACGCGAGTGCCGGCGTCGGTCTGACTAACTAATAACGAGACGAACTTCTTTCGTATGTCGGAGCGTGGGTGCGCCATTAGATAGATTTCTCCAGTACGATTAAAGTCGCGCCCGTTCCGTCCGGCTTCTTTATGCGGACGTAATAAGTCGTCGAGTTGATTGAGCAAGTCGCGTCGACCGCAAGCGCGGAGACTTCGGATTCGACGCAAGCGAAAGTCGGTACGGTTCCGTTGACGCTTAGGTCTTCGGAGTAAATATTCTCGAAGATTCCGTTCGCGGTATAAGCCGTTCCGCCCGAAGTAAACGAAGCAACAACACCGAAGTCTTCGGTGTTAAAATATTGCGACAAGTCTTCGGTAAAAGCCATTTACTTTTTCTTCTTTATTGCGTCGACGATTTTTGTCTTGGTCGACTTCTTTTTTGCGGCCGGCAACTTGCGCTTGTCGAGCATGATTGCTTTTCCTAAACCGACAAGACGGATTGCGTCGTCTGCGGTAACTTCGTATTCTGAACCGCTCTCTAAAAAGAGTCCGCCGCAGAAAGTGTTTGCTATGATTTTTATTTGTGCCATGATTTTTTTTGGTGGTAAAACCGAGAGCGAGCGAACCCGCCCTCGGTAAAACAAAATTAAACCTACTAAGAAGGAGATTACGTTAATGCGTCTTGCATAGCCGCGAACGACTCGGCATGACGAATAGCAACGTCCATGTCTTGGAAAGCAACAACGCGAATCGTGCCTTTCGTTGACTCGGAGTAAGGGTCGACCGTTAGGTCTAGTCCGCCCCACATTCCGATAATCAAGTCGGCAAAGTTGCCGAAGATGATTGCGGAACAAACGCCCGATGAAGTACCCTTTGTTAAAGTGCTAGGCACTTGGTTTGATAACTCGAAGCTATAACCATTTACCTCGCCGCTGTTAAATATGTAGTCGCCGTTTCCGGAAGACTTCTCGACTTGCTTTAACTTGCCGGCGACTTTGTAGTTCGACCAGTACCCCATATCTGCGCCGAGAGCGTTGTCTTGAGAAACCGCAGTTTCTAAGTCTACGATATTCGCCCAAGAGGGAGCAAGACCGTTCGCGCCACCCGCAACCGCACCGATGCCGGAAGTTTGCAAGATGCCGCTCGGCTCGTTAGTTCCCCCGCCGTTAATGGCGGCGGCGTCGATTGCTAGACCAAGAGAGCGAGCCAAGTCGTTACGAATCATAGACTCGACGTCAACACTAGATTGCTTGCTTAGTTTGCGAGAGATGTCCACCCAACCGGCCACGGTTTTCGGAGAGAGACTTACTTGGTCAAACGTCGCGGCTGTTTCTGTAGGCGCGCCGGCTTCGGCTAACCAGTACGCAGTCGAACCGCCGGTCATGCGTGGGATTGCAACGTCGCCGACTAAGCCGCCGAGTGTTGTTCCTCTTTGCATTGCGATTGATGTCGCAGTTAGACGGTCGATGAAACCGGTTGTGTCTTCGCCGACCAAGTGTCCGCCCGCTGTCGCTGTACCAACAAGTTGGTCGCGCTTTAGAACTTCGTTCGGAACGCGCAAGCCGCGAGTCTCGACGCCGGCTTTATCTGCCGCGGCGCGTGAAGCCTCAAACTCGAACGCCGCTTCTTCTTGCGCGCGACGGTCGTGTGGATTTGCAAGAGCGTTGATAGCTTTGCGGAAAGAGAATTGCTTAACTTCGTTATCACTTAGTCCGGCGTCTGCGTCCTTAGATGCGACCGGCTTTGCAACGCGCTCTAGTAGCGCACCCTTGAAGTCGTCGACTGACTTACCACTTCCGATAAACTCGCGAGCGAGTTCGACGTTGTTGTGGTTAGAGCCAAGTGTCTCGATTGAATTGATGCGTTCCATTTCGCCGCGTCGAACGTCTTCGCGTAATACGCGAACATCGGTCGGGCTTGGAGATGAAGCAACAGGAGCGACGATTTGCTCGTCTTTTATGTTGTCGTTATCTGACATGATTTTAATTGATGATGATGATGATGATTCGGTTCTTAGAACCTTTGTTGAGATGTCTTCGCCTACTTGCTCTAACGAGCGTCCGACTCCGACGGTATTATCTGCCGGTATTGAAACGAGAGAAACCTCTAACGGTTCCCAGTCGACCGCCCGAAACGAGTCGAGTCCGTCGGAGTTTCTTTTCGCGTCTTGTTGCAGTTCGTGAATAACGTAACCGACCGAAACGTGTCGGCGGATTCCGTCTTGTACGTCTTGCCACACTTCCGTCGCTCTAGTTGAATTACCAAAACGAACAGTCGCGCGCCCTCGACGGTCGCCACCTATGTCGGCTGACTCAACGATGCCAACGATGTCGCGAGCGTCGTGGTCGACCAACAAGGCTCCACCGTCTTTAAGACGACCCATGCGCACCGCGCTAGGGTCGTGAGATAAAATCTCTTCGCCGAAGAAACGTTCGACGGGATTTTCGGAAGAGAACGCGAGCGAGACGGTTCTATTCTCGACGTCAATTTCTTCGCGATTAAAAGCTAAGTCGCGGTAGAAAGTTCCGGTCTGAATAGTGTCGGTGTTTAACTGACGCTCTTCGAGTTCTTGATTATTGTCTTCGTTATTTGTCATTGTTATTCTCCGTCATTGGGGAGTCTTGCTCGCTGTCTTCCACACTAACGCCGAGCGACGCCGCGAGCAAGTTCTCTTCCGCGAGTTGCGCAAAGATGTCTTCGTAACTCTTCCCTTGCGACGCCGCGATTTCCTCGCGAGTCGTCAATCCGAGTTCGAGTCCTATCTTCGCCGCTTGTTGGTCTTTCAACGGGTCGACCCACGTCCAACCTCGCGGCGTCCATTCGACGACTGCGAACTTGTCGTACTTCGCCGCCGGTAGCGGTCGAGAGAAAGCGTCGCGAAGCAAAGCTTCTTTGAGCCACGCTTTGTAAACGCGGTCGCATAATGTCTCTATGAACCAAGCTTGAAGCAACCGCCACGTCGAGCGTTCTTCGAGTGCGCCCGAACGCATTGACGAATAGCTTGTCGATTCCAAGTCGTTCGCTAGTGAGTTATATGAAACGCCCAAGCCGGCCGCCGCAGAACGGAGAACAACTTTCACAAAGTCGGTCGCTTCCGTTTTCGGATATTGCGGGTCGAACATTGAAACGGATACGCCCGCCGGTAATTTCTCGAACGTGCCGGCCGTTACTTCGGAGACAAGAGTTCCGTCGGAGTCGACATCGTCGCCGACGTAAGCGTCCGCGCCCTCGCTCTCCGTATAAAATCCCATTTTCGACGCGGCGATTCGTGCGCCAGTTAGTTCGGCTTCGAGCCAACCGTCGAGCATTTTTAGAGCGCGTATTGAAGTGTTCAACCAAGGAACGCCGCGAGACTGATTCGGTCGCATAGAACGGAAGCCATGAATTATTTCTTCGGCGGGTACGCGCTCGTAATTTCCAGTAGCGAACTCATACGAAGAGTTGCCGGTGCGCGACTTGCTCTTAAAGTAATAAGCGACCGGCTTACCCCATGAGTTTTTTTCTATGCCGAGCGAGATGAAGTTGCCGTTCGATAACTCTTGATTAAGATTAACGTCGAGCGAATCGCCCTCGAATACTTGGAGAGCAAAACCGAACTCGTTGTCGTAACCGCCGACCAGTCTAACTAAGCATTCGCCGTCGCGCGCTACTGTCTCGATGAATAGATTCTGAACGTCGAGCCAAGTCAACGCGCCGGACGTCGTGCAGTTCTTGCGACTACCCCAACTCTTCCAAGCTTCGACGATGATGCGATTATCTTCGCGGTCGAGTTCGTTAGGATTGCGACGCGACTTCGGCGTTAGCTTAACCCCAGTATGACCGACCACGTTCGACTTGCAAAGTTCTAAATACTTGCGCGCATAATCGGAGTCGTTGCATAGCTTGCGGGAACGCCCGCGCATTTTTACCAAGCTAGTAAACAACTCGCCGTCGGCCGTAAGGTTCGTTCCCTTAAAGTTAGCGAACAAGTCGTCGTTGTCGCCGGACAAGAAAGAGCGAGCGGAGTTCGCCGCGCCGGAGATGTTTGCGCGACGGCGCGGACGCCGAGACGTATTCGCCGGCGTCGGATTACTACTGCGGAAAAAGTCGAAGATACCCATTTCTATTTAATCGAGAAAACGAACGCGGATTCTACTGCCGGTAGATTTGCCGTCTGATATTTTGTCCGCCCTTTCTTCGGCGCGCACTTCGCGTCGATAGTATTCGCGGAACTTTAACAAGTCTTCGACGGGTGTTCTTTCTAGCGAACGTCCGGCGAGTTGAAATTTCATTTGGTCGAGACTAGCGCGCGACTCCAGTACCGACTCGATTGCGTCGAGTGCGGTCTTCGCGTGAGAGCGCAAGTCTTTGTTGCCGCTTCCACCGGCTACGTCATAAACAACCTCGAAGCGTCCGGTGTCGGTCGTCCAACGGTCGCCGCCGGTATGCTCGAAGTAAGCTTGATATTCGTATTCGCCCGCCGTCCATGTTGCGGTTACTGCTTCTTCGATTGTTATTTGATGGTTGTCGCTATCGGCGACGGACGAGTATATGCCGAAGCGCGAAGTCGAACTCGTTAGCACAATCTTATAAGTCCAACCGGCCGACGCTAAAAAGTCGGAGTTGCTTATCTTGAACTTTAGAGTGTCGCCCGCGACGACGCTTCTCGGTACGCTAGTTGGATTGGGGATTCCGGCCATTCCTTAGCAAGATAACAAGTTCGCGACCATAATGTCAAGTCTTCCACGAATCAATAAATCCGCCCGCCTTTGGTCGACGCGATTGCGGCGAGCGGGTTGGCTTCTTCCCCGTCTTCTTGCTCTTCTTTTTCTTGGTCGCCGTTGCTTTGCCGCCCGACTTATTGGCGACGCTGATTGCGACGCGGTCTAGTCTCGCGTTAAGAAGACGTAGTGCGGCCATTGCGTAAACGCGACAGTCGAGAGCTTCGTTACGTTTGCGCGTCTGAATGTACTCGCGCTTCGGTACGCCTTTAACGTATCGCGTCGCAACCTTTTCGGCGGTAAGCATTGCGAAGTATTCGTCGTCGTAACTCATTGGAAAATGGCAGTAGCCGGAACCGGCGTCGCCTAACTTTAGTCGAGCGTACAACAAGTCTTTCGCCGCAATAGTGTTTAGCGGGATTAACGGTATCTTTCCTTTGTTCGTTCTACTCGGTCGACCGACCATGGGCTTACCGACCGACGCCATTCCTTTTATCGCATAGATTCGGCGCGACCCTTTTCCTCGGACGAAGTCATAAACTGATTGCGTATGATGTCCGCCGGAGTCGATGCAAGCCGCGGCGATTCCTAACTCGACACCGCCCGACGTAAAATAAGTTCGGCGCAAGACCTCGTCTAATTTCTTCCACGTTGTATCGGCTCCGCCGTCGCCGACAATCGTTAGATAATCTATCGACCAAGTTTCCTCGCCACGCCCGACGCCAAGTATTTCTAATTCGAGTCGGTCGTCTTGAACGTCGACGCCGGCAGTAATTAAAATCACGCCGTCGGGTAGAACTTCGTTCGCGTCGTATGACTCGCGACGCTCCGCCAGTTGGTGCGAGTCGACGCCCTCGGTCGCGTCGTCTTCCCACGTTTCGCCGAGCGCAGTATTGACCCACGTTTGCATTGTCTCGATGCCGCCCTCTTTCGCTTCGAGAAACTCGACGGCGAGATGCCCCCAAGTTGCATTTGGCGAAAACGAATACGCCGCCCATATATGAAAGCCGGCATGACCGTCGAACGGCGCGGTCGCTCTCCATTCTCCGCGCTCGACCATTGTTCTTTTTTTAGAGTGCGGTATAAGTTCGTCGCATTCTTTATTCTCGCAACGGTAACGCGCTTTCTTTGGTTCGCCTTTTGGCCATTCTATATTTGACCACTTTAGATATTGATACTCGTCGCAGAACGGACAAGGTACGAAGTAGCGTCGCTTATCGCTTCGCTCGAAAGAACTCTCGATGCGCGAGTATCCTTTTAGCGTCGGCGTCGAACCCATTACAATCTTGCGGTCGTGGAAGTATTCGGTGCGTCGGATTCCGAGTTTGATTTGGTCGCCCTCTGCGCCGGCCGATGTCGGATAACCGTCGACTTCATCGAACAGTAAAACCTTAACCGAGACTCGACGGAAGCCGGTCGCGGAGTTCGCGCCGACCAGTAGCAACTGACCGCCGGTAAAGTTTTTCCGCAACATCGTATTCGAGTTGTCGCGATTACGCGAGTCGGCGACTAGACCTTGCAAACATGGAACGTCGCGCAACATCGGAGTAATTTCGGAAGTCGAATATCCCTCGGCGTCTGCGATTGTTGGTTGCACGACCATAACGTTCGACGGCGTCTCGGCCATGCAAGCGGCGACGATTATGTTTAGGCATTTCGTATATCCGACGCGAGCCGATTTCATTACGGTAATGTATTCGACATCGCCGTCCGTCATGGAGTCAAGTATTCCTTTTTGATACGGTAACGAATACCACTTACCCGCTGTCGCGCTCGACTCCGGCGACAAGTAAAAGTATTCGTCCGCCCATTCCGACAACGTTAATTTCGGGTCGGGCTTTACGCCGCGAAGCAATGCGTCGCCGAACGTCATTCGCCCCGCTCCGTCTTCGTCAACTCGTCGAGCGCGTGGCCGATGTCGCGTTCGAGAATCCGGTGTATTTCTTTCGCGTTATCTTCCGCCGCAAGTATGTCGCGCAGTCTCGACGGGATTGCCAACATCGCGTCGCGAACGACTCGTCCGATTGCGTAAGCTTCGCGGTCGACTTCGCTTTTCTCAACGAGCAAGCCACGCGCTTCTTCGTATCGCAGTCGAGCGAGCCGCGCTTTGTATTCTTCGTGGAGCCGCTTCGCTTCCATGAGAGCGAGTCCGGCTTCCGACCCGACGGCCGCCGCTGATTCGCGAACGGCGAGTCCGTTATTTGACCGCGTCGAATCGATGTTCTTTGCCAGTTCCGCGTCGGCTAATTCGACGTCGACCCTCTTATCGACGAGCGTTAGTTTGCCGGTCTTGACTAGCTTATTAACGTAGGCTCGCGACCAACCGTTGCGCCGACCATACTCCGCCTGTGATACTGATTCGCTCATGTCTATATATTATAGCGTTAGCCGAGCGTCAACGGTGTACGCCGACGGACAACGATAGCGGGCGCGCCTAAGCGACGTTCTCTATATAGGACGACAATCCATACGCGGAGCGAGAGAACGCCTTAGCGCGCTCGACGTCAACCCTCAAAAAAGCAATAAAGAGAGTCGTTTTTCGTGCTTCTACGACCCGCATTTCTGACGTCGGCCGGATAGTACCTTGGCTTTGGCCGTCGAGCCGGCCGGCCGCTCAACGATTCGCTCGTCTCTCTAAATATCGGCTCGAATAAAAGTCGATATTCTTTTTTAATTTGATATGGAACTTGGCGGTCGACGTCATTCTATTCCATGCGCGCTCGACCGCCCGTTGCACCATGCCCGTCGGGATTGATACGCCGTACGCTTGCTTAATCGGATACTCTCCGAGATTGCCGGTGTTCGACCGACCATGCGTCGAGTTCGACTTGCGATAGAACGCGCCGACATAACCCGACTTCATTGTGGCTTGGAAGAACTTGTATTGACGACGCTTACCAAGCACCGCCGCCGAGTAGCCCATACTTCCCTTCTTCGACTTATGCTTTAATCCTTTACCGCCGAACACCGCGAGCGGTAGCGGCTTCGACCGACCCGACCACGAGTAAGCTTGGTTCGGGTGCATACTTATAGTCGACGGGTCTAACTTAAAGTAACGCGGCTTCAACGCTTTCTTCTTGACGCCCATTCCTTTCGCCAGTTCTTTCAACGCGGCGGTCTTTGCTTTCGCTCCGATGTCGTTGACCGTTCTGCTTACCGCAGTCGGAAAGACCTTGCGCTCTAAGTCGGTCAAGTGTTTCTCGAAGTCTAATAGATTAAGAGACGTCGATGTTTCTTCTTCGAGTACAAAGTGAAAGAAAGAAGCGCGACCCATTAGTTAGCGTCGAGCGATGATGCGGGAGTCTTGTCCATAGTCAACAAGATAACGAAAGAAAGCCACCGCGTCGAGCGCGATGACTTTCAATTCGAGAGACGTCGGGGAAAACTATTAACCGTTCGTCTCGTCGAGCGAGTTGCATACCCGCTCGATTTCTTTCTTAGCGTCGTCGAGTGTTAAGCATTGGTCGATAACGAATACGTCTTCGGAGAACGGAGACTCTTCCATGTTAGCGATGTTGGCTCTCTTGAACCCGCCGGCGTTGTTGTAGCCGAGACCGCTGTCCATTTCTATATTCGACGCGGTCATGGCCATGAAGCCGAGACTTCTAAAGACGCCCGCTTCGCATAACGTGCCGGCGAGAACGTCGGTGCGTACCGGCTCGTCCAGTTCTTTAACCGTTACGCTTGTTGCCGAGTAGCCGGCGTCATGCTTACTCGTAATACAACCGACGAGTTCGATGCGGTAGCCGGCGTTCTCTAAGACGTCCGCCAAGATAATCGCAACCGCGCCCGACCAAAAGAGAGAGTCGGCTTTTAGATTACAGTTGCCGCCCCAGTTTATAACGAGCGTCGCGTGAGGATTGGTCGCCTTACCGTTACGCTTAGTCGTGCGCCACATTGTCTCCAGTTCGCCGCTCATTAACTTATCATAGTCTAGGTCGTCGCCGTCTTCCGCCCATACTTGTTGACGGCGAACGTTCTTCGGTTCCGGTATTGAACAGGTAGCGTAGATGTCGGAGATAAAACCGAGAGCCTTGTCCGCTCCCTTTCTCCAACCAACACCAACGTACTCGCGAGCGTCTTGCACTTTGTTTATAGTTCCATGAAAGCCGCCCAACTTTTGACCGGACAAGTAGCCGGTCTGCAAGTTTCTTGCGACGTCCTTATTGATTGGAGCGGCGTCGGCGGAAGATATGTTCGCCAAGTCTTGAAGACTCATGTGCGCGCCCTCGACGCGGGTAGATGTTGTCTTGGCTTTGCTAGACCAAGTCGTGATGTTTGTTGCGGTAGTTTTCATTAGGTAGTTCGTTCGGGAGAGAGAGAGAGAGTAGGGGGTAGGTCGTTTCTTTAACGGTAAGCATTATGACGATGCCGGCTACCGTCGCAAGGGGGCATATCGGATTATTATTATTTCTCCGATACGCCCACTCGCTAGGCTCTAGCGGGTAGCGACCCCGCACTTAGCGCGCTCGTCCGGTGTCCACGCCTTGCATAGTTGGTCGACGCACTCTTCGACGCTCCAACCCATGCTGTCCATACAAGTCTGCGCGTTAATCATAGCGCGCATAGAGACGGTGCGACGTATGCGAGCCGCTTGCGCTTTCTTGCGCACGTCTTGGTAAGCGCGACGAAGCGGTGTACTTGATACCAACTTACGCTCTAGGCCGTTATCGTAGTTGACTGTTATCGTTCCCATGACAACGCGGTCGAGTGTCGCCGCGTCCATTTGGTTACGTCCGACGTACATACGGTCGGAGCCAGTTCCGAACGTGTTAGCGGAGAAGATGATTACAAAGTCTTCGTGAGCGTCGATGCAAGGTTCGGCCGGATTGTTAGGAAGTACCAAGCGACGGTTCGCCGATAGTTGATTAAGAACAAGAGCAACGTTCGGGTCGGCCGCGTCGAACTCGTCGGCGAGAAAGATGCCACCCTCTTTAACCATGCGCACCAACTCGGTTGGAAGATACTCGAACGTGCCGCCGGCCTTTAGTGGAAGTAGACGACCAGTTAGTTGTGATTCGCTCATGCCGCCGGTGCAACTGATAGTTGCGAACGGACGACCAAGGTACTCGGCTACTTGCTCGGCGATGAACGTCTTACCCGTTCCCGCTTCGCCAACCAACATGACAGGCAGTTGACACTTGATACGATTAACCAAGTCGGAAAAGATTGGGTGCGCGTGGCCGTTGATTGGAATGTGGCGGTCGCCGCGTTCGTTCGACGGACGGAACGCTTCTTCGATTGCTGTTTCGATTTTAGTTTGCTTCGACTTGGTGCGCATTGTGCGTTCGTTCTTCCAAGCGAAGTCGAGACGTGAGTCGCGAGCGTTCGGACAAGAGTTGCATTCGATAACGCCGGCTCCGATATGCGACTCGATGTAAGTTCCAACGCGGCCTTGATTAGAACAGCGTGAACAAAGGTCGCCAACTTTAGTCAACGCGATTGTTGAATCGTAGACGTCGACGTAACGGCCGCCGCAGTAGGTAACGAATACTTTCATATCGTCGCCGCTGTTGTGCGAGCCGAACATTTTAGAAGCGCACTTCATCGCCGCACCTTTAGAAGAGTGAGCGTTCGAGCAACATGATGTTGCGTCGCGTGAAGTAGTATCGTTAGCAGAAGAAAGAAAAGCTTTGTAAGAGTAAGACATGATTTTAGTTTTTTAGTTTTTTGAGTTTACCGACCGTCGAACTGACTGCGTCGATACGGAAAGTCTAGCGTCGCTTTCGCGTTAAGATAGCCCTATGCGTCGAGTATCTTCGATATGACGCTCTCTTACCCGTTAAGCGGTAGTACAGACCTAAAATAAACTAAAGAAAGTGTTTCGAGCCTATAGAGAATCGTCGGGATTCGTCCGGTCGTGCGTAGAGTCGACCGTCGATGCGTTGAACTCTTCGACGGTCTTGTTACCTTTGCGTCGGTTGCATGGCGGACAAGCGACCGCGATGTTATCTATGTCGTGAAGCCCGCCGCGACTAAGTGGTAAGACGTGTTCGACTTCATACAGCGTCGAGTAGTTGTTGCAGTAAACGCATAAGAACAATCCGTCTTCGTTCATACTCGACGCGACCAGTTTGTTTAGTTGCGTTGTCGTACAGCTTCCGGCTTTCTCTATTGCTCGTCGTCTATGCTTCGCGTTCCTTCTCGTTAGCTTTCCTTTCTCGCTTCGTTGATACTTGTCGCGATGTTCTATCGCTCGCTCGACGTTCTTCTTCTTCCACGCTTTGTCATAAGCGTATTTCTTTTCGACCCGCTCGCGTTCCCTATCGTTCATCGTCGAACGTTGGTAACGAGAACCAGTCTTCCAACTCTTGCGCCTCTTCTTCGACGCCGATAAGAACGTCGCGCATTGCTTCGATGATGTCGTCCATATACCACAACGCAAAATCTTTACCGTCCGACGTAATGAGAGCGTCGCGAAGCCTATCGAATATCTCAACCGTTACTCGACGTTCGACATCGAACCGCCGTCGCCGGAAGTTAATCGAGCCGACCAACTCGGCGGGCGTCGGGAAGTCTCCGAGCCGCAAGTCGTTCTCGTGTATGAACGCGGCAATGTTCATGCCGGCGTAACTCATTAACGCTTTCGATAATGTATCGAAGTCGAATCCGGTGTCGGCGATTGTGTTCGCGACTGCTTCTAAAACGTTGACGTCGATTAGTTCGACCATGCAACGAAGATACTATTCGTCGGTCAACGCGACAATAGTAACCAAGACAAAACCGTCTCGCGGATTAACTTCTCTTCTTATAACTTCCAACCGGTCGAACTGCCCGTCGTCGAGAAAGATTGAGCCGGTCGCTTCAATCGAATCGAGAATCGCTTTCGTCCAGTTGTCGATGTCTCGCTTCCGACGGTCGGGCGCATACCCCTCGATGCGAACCGCGAGCCGACCGGTCAACGTTACGACCGGTAAGTCGGACGACTGCGCATGAAGTGCCGCGTGTACGTCGCGCCGATAATCACGACCAACCTTTGAGAGTATGATGCCGCGATTCTTGACGGCTCGCCATAGTCGATTGAGACTCGGCGGAAAGGGTAAGCGTATTGTGTACGACTTCTTAATTAGTTTTGACATTGCTTGACGAAAGTTTGACGAAAGTTTGACGAAAGTTCTTGATTCTGTTTTATAGCGTTTAACTATGTTTATATATATAATATACTATATATATATATATATATAATACTTATGTCATAGACAGACACACACACACCTCTCTCTATTTGTTGACGCCGACAGGGGTGGGGTCTAATTCTTGACGAAAGTCGACCGGTTCTTTCGCAACCGG